GGCGTCATCCACAAGGCGTTGCTTGTCCTTGATTTTGATTTGATTACTTCTCTGCGGAAAAAGTTTCCGCCGGCTTGGGCGGGAATCTGGACCGGACTCGACGTGTTGCAGGTCTTGAAGTCAGAGAATGCTTACGGTGACCGATGCTTCGTTCTTGCTCGCGGTTCTGACCAATCAATCCAGTTCTGGGAGATCAGCAAGGCGGAGAGGTCCGACAAGAGCGTTGCAAGCGATAAAAAGAAAATAGAGTGGTTGATCCAGACCCGTGGATACAACTTTGAGATTCCGTTCGGATTAAAGCGGCTTGATTCAGGCGACATCTTCATCGACGAGCTTGATGGAGAAGATTCACTTGATGGACAGACAAATTATGTTGATAGAAAAGTTTCGTTCAATGTGAAGTATCGTCCTGATCAATATCCGGGGTGGATTGATTGGGCGAACTGGTCTGAGTGTGCAACCACTGATCAGTGCGGAAACCTTTGTCCGACGCTCAAAAACTTCCAGCCTCAGTACAGGCCGAAGATGCGTCTTCCGACCCCGGAAGATACATCGTGCAATTCAACTATCAGCGCACCGACACGTAACTTGTACGAAGTGCAGATGGCTTTGACCATCACAGGATTTTGTCGCATCAAGAGCGTCCGCGTCCACGCTTACGATGTCCAAGAGTCCGTGGTCGGAGAGTGCAGGACTTTTCAAGGATGCAAGACGCTTGAAGCGTGCGACGTGAACCCGTTTAATTACACATCGGAATAATATGGCAAATCTAACACTGATCAACCTTGTTCCTCCAAGCCTTCCTGTAAACTATTGCCCGACCAACTACCAGACGTTGGCCAACGATATCATCAGCGGGACGCAGGCGATTTTCAACAGCACCATCGGAAACTCGTTCTTCAACTTTGGAGCATCGTTCCCTGCAATCAACAACCGTGTTTATCCTTGGCTCGATGATCAAGGGCTTTGGTGGATTTTCACCCAGGGGTTCTGGATCCGAAAGAACACGGTTGAAGCGGCTGGTCAAGAGCGGCGGATGTTCGTTGGTTCGACGATTGATCTTGGGCTGTACGACGGTGGCGATGGTGCAGTCACGGTCACCAGCGTCACAGGTCCGATGTGGGAGATTGATGCAGCGTTCGCGGCACGATTCCCGGTCGGTGTCGGAGCTTTTGCGGCGAGCGGCGCGGTTGCTGTAAACGGAACTGCAACGGCCACGGCTGTTGTCGGAGAAGACCAACACACTCTGACTGTTCCAGAAATGCCAAAGCACACACATTCGATGACTTGGGATTCAAACGACACATCTGGCGGCAATCAGCTTAATACTCTCTATTACGGACCCGAGGCAAACATTCCGAACAACATGATCAAGGACACTGGATCAACTGGAGGAGATGTTGCCCACAACAACCTTCCTCCGTTCTATGGTGTTTACTTTATCAAGCGGACCGCGCGAGTCTATTACACCAAATGAAACTGATTGTTCAGGACATCCAATCTACGATTGCCCGCGTTGTCGGCGTGTGTGTCGATGATCCGCGCGTCTATGACTACATCAACCAGGCGTGTCGCCGGTTGCTGCACAAGGGTCTTTGGGCGGGAGCGTACGGTCGGTTCACGATAAACACCGTTGGCGGGTGTATTACTTGGCCTAGACAGATCGAGACGATTGAAGCGGTGGCAGATTGCTGCGGTGTCGGTACTGTTCGCAACCAATGGTTCGAGTTCCAAGAGAGCGGATATGGATTGCTCGGTGAAAACTCGGCGTGCGCCGGCAAACAGCTTGTCGATCGAGGAACGGTTGTTTCTTACCGAGACATGTCAGGCGGCTTGAACAGCTATATTCGAGTCTATCCAGGCGATGCGTCGGATGTCGGCAAAACCATAACGCTTCAGGGAGTGGACCAGAATGGTCAATGGATTAGAACGCTATCTGGAAGCGTTTGGATTGATGGCGAGAAGCTGATTCTGGCTCTTCCGTACGTTCAATCCACCAAGAAGTTCACCAGCCTTACAGGGGTCATCCGCGAGGCGACGAACACGGTCAGCCGTTTGTACGAGTACAATGCTACAACTCTTTTGGAGCTTGATGTAGCCGTGTACGACCCCGATGAGACGCTTCCTCAGTATCGTCGCAGCTATCTCGCGGACCGTTGCAGCAGCGATGATAGCAAGCCGGTGACGGTCATGGCGAAGATGCGTCACGTCAACGCGGCGACAGCCAACGACTATCTGATCCCGCCTTCTCCTGACGCCATCAAGTTGATGGTGATGGCTATCCGAAAAGAGGAGAACGACTTGATACAGGAAGCAGTGGCCTACGAAGCGAAAGCGGTACAGGCTGTACAGGAACAGACGATGCAATATCTTGGCGATGCAGTACACACCATCAGGATGGTCGGGGTCGGCTTGAACGGTGGAGGTTTTTCCCAATGGTTCTAAATCTAAACATCGATTTCGCTCTTGCTGAAGTCACTCCAAAGAAACTGGAGCTTCTTCAGGCTGTCTTCGATGCACACGATACGGCGGCAAGGAACAACCAGAACTCAAGCTCTGGAGCCGCCGTCAACTCGTTCTTTGGAAGCGGTAATCTTACCAATGGAATCGCATCTGCAATCCTGACTCTTGGTGATGCACATGGACCAATTGGCCCTGCTCGATTTGTTTACGAGCGATTTGACGAGCGAGCGTTGAAGTCGGCCATCGAGTCCGGTATGAAAATCCCTGGGTTTGGAAACTCGTTCTTCAAAGACAAGATTGATCCCGCATGGAGCAATGTGTCTGGACTTATCGAATCTGATTTTCCTCATGCAAATGATAGGATCAACCAGCTTCATGGTTGGATGAAAGAGGTTGGAAAAGATGTCCATCCAAATGCTGCTCTCTATTCTGCCGTTGTTTGCAACGAGCTTGGAGTGATTGTTGGCGCTGAGTCGGCCATCTTCATCTTGGCAAGGACCGCTGCTTGGACTTCTTTGTGCGTTAAAAATGAAAGGTAAACTTTTCCAGATTTGCGGATTGCCACGATTCGGATCGGCATTCATGTCGGTCTTGTTTTCTTTGGAGAACGACTGTCTTGGAATCCATGAGCAGGGGGCGACAGACCCTAACTGGAAACAATCAATCGAGGGTTATCGTCTCATTCACAAGTACGTGGCCGACTGTTCTACCTATGGATATCTGCCCAAAGCCGTGGTTGATGATTCAATCAAGGTGTATGTAAAAAAAGACGCCAAATCCTCATCAAAAGAATGCACCGAGCGATTTGGTTATGAGGTTCATCTTCAGTCCTTCGAGTCTATCAGGGAGTATGCAGATCAGTGGGCATGCTCCAATGATGTCATGGTGATTGAAGAGGGTGAACTTTTTAAGTTGGATACTTTGCGTCGGATATGGGTTCATTGCTTCAAGGACGAGCGACCGTTTCCAGAAGAAAAGGCAACTCGATTGTTAACTATGAATATCCAGCGCCACGAACCTGAAAAAGTGTTCTCAGTAGAGAACGGCAATCGTTTTGTGAAGGAGGTATTTTAACTTATGGGACTCCTAGGAGCAGCGGCAATCGTTGGTGGATCCAGCCTTATTGGTGGACTCTTGAGCAAAGGGAGCAAGCCAAAGGTTCCAGAATTTAAGCCAATCAATTTTGCCGCCGAGCAGAAAGATGCTATCAAGCAGAATCTTGAATCGTTGCCAGCGGCATCTGAACTTTCTCAAAAGACAACGACTGCTGACCAGAGCGTTCTGGAGGAACAGCTTCGGCGGGCCATCCCTGGTTACGACCAGTTGATTGCACAGGCAGGATCAAACATCGGAGCGTCTTTGCGAGGCGAGGTTTCACAAGATGTCTCTTCTCAGCTTCAACGCTCTGCGGCAGGACGTGCGCTTGGTGGTGGATTTGGAGGTGGTACTGGAATGGGCAGGAATCTGTCCGCTCGTGACTTTGGGCTGACATCAATGCAGATCCAGAACCAAGGATTGCAGCAGGCACAGAGCTTTATCCAGCAGCAGCGTATGTTTGGAATGGTCCAACCGTTCTCGACCAGCAGCATGTTCATCACGCCGGCACAGCGCGTCGGTGTGATGCAGCAACAGCAACAGGCTCAGTATGGTCGTGACTTGACCGCCGCTCAGGTTGCTGCAATGCCTGATCCTACTATGTCTGCATTTGGAAGTGCTATTTCAAGTGCTGGCGGTCTTTATGGTGGCGCGATGATGCAGCAGTCTTTGGGTGGAGGAAGAACAGGTTCATCCGGTGGCCAATCTTCTCCGTACAACTACGGAAATGTTGACACCATGATGAACGGCCCTTCTCAGTCTCAAAACCTGTATAGTCAGCCGATGAACTTTGGTTCTTCTGGTTACGGAAATTACGGTGTTGGCTACAACTAAAAATTCTTATGGCCG